CTTAATTGAAATATTGTCAACCTGAACAGCAGTTATAAATGCTTCCCATTGACCACTTAATTCATTGTAATATTTATGAAGAGGAATAGCTAAACTTGTATCTCTCCATAAAACATCAGTATTTATAGGAGGCGAATCTCCTACAAATATTGCTTTTACTAATCCTAAATTCTTAGTTACTTTCATTATTCATCGAGTGTTAGTTCACCGTTATCATCTATATTAAAGTCTTCAGCTATATCAGAATATACTATTAATTCCCCCATTGGAGATAAATAGAATTCAGTATTATCATATCCGTCAACCATTATACCTAATTCATTTTCAATAAACGGGACATTATTAAAAGTCTTTACAATATCTGTAATAAATGCTACTATTCTCTTTGCCGACTCTATGTAATAAGTATAAATACCAATATAATTGGTATCAGTAATTTCATTTACTCTCGATATTTTACCAACTTTTATTAATGCCATATCTTAATTTAAAATTATATAGTTCACTATACCTGAATTACCAGAATCAAATCTTATTCTCCAAAAAGCACCTGCAGGGTATTGAAATACAAATAATTTAGTTTCTGATTGAACTAATAAATCTTGAGTTTCTGTATTCCAATTTACTTGATCTAATGAAAATTCAACATAAAAAATGGTGGGTGTAGAAATATTTGAACTTAATATTTGAACCGATACATTATTATACCCCATTTTACTCCCTGAAATTGATGGAATATGTAATGATGAAGAAATATTTATAGACCCAGACCCTGAATTTAAATTATTTACTTTTTTTATATTTACCTGAAGCGAACCATTTTCAACTTCAACTTCATCACTTGAAAGATTTTGTAAACTTACTTTCTTAATACCATTAGTACTACCAACAAATTCAACAGGCAATTTACCATCCTCAAGATAAATGTCCCTAATAATACTACCAGTAACAGTAATATCTGTCTTAATTGGTTGTAAATCTACTGTCTGAGCCATATTACACAGGATAGAAAATAGGTATCAAACTATCACGACCAAAAATAATATTACCATCTAAATTTCTCATAATAAACCCTTTTATTCGTGGTAATTTATAAACTGGTACATCTATATCATTAACAGGAGAAAAGAATTTATCAGGAACATATCTTACACCTTCAGTATTCTTAACTATTTGTAACATATCGTCCCATTCAACTTTCCTCGTATAATCCCAAAATCTAAAATCCAAATATTTAGATAAATTAATCTGAATATTTCTTCTTACTAATCTTGAATCATATCCATCAATAACCTGAATTCTAAAATCCAAATCTATCTCTTGCCATTGAACATTTTTAAATGCTACCCCTATAGAATCTCCAAATTTATTTATATCAGTAATAGGTAAGAATGGTGTTACTACTTGTAACAATTCATTCAACTCTTCATCTGTCATAGTTTTACCGTTCTGAAGAACTATTGCTAATTCTTTCATTCCAGTTTCACCGATACCTAAATTTATAATCCTTAAAACATCGCCAGATAATCTTCTCAATGAATCACTTAAATTAGTATTTTGAGATTGATCTCTTAAGACTTCTTCAAGAAATAAAATTGTGTTTCTACTAACTATATTTAAATGTTTCTTAATCCTTTGTCTGAATATTTCGTCAGATTCAATATCATAACCACCTATAGCCTGATATTCATTAGTTACTGCAATATGGCCTGATGGTTCTGGAATTACTGATATAATTGAATTAGGTTCAACATTAGTTATCTCACCTATATCAACACTACTTACTTTGCCATAAGCATAACCCCCTTCATCAATAGTGATATCCTCATCTAATCTAAAAGATATACCGTTATAATTTTTAAAAGTGGTGGTAATAGAAGGATAAAAAGTTCCAGGAGTGCCAATCAATCTAACATAAGTTGAACTACCTGAAGCTGTAGTTAATCTACCTGGAACCCCAAATAATCTTGCAGAACTATCTAAATATGAACCATAAGCAGAGTCCGGAAATATATGTGATTCAACTATAGCAATATCCTTTTGACATTTCTGAATAACCTTAGCTACTCCATATGCTGTAGCATTAACAACACTGTTATCAGAAATATCTGACACCTTATCAGTCTTGTTTAAAAATATTTCAAGAAATAACTGTTTTAGTTCTGATATAGTTTGAACTCTTGTTATCATAGTGTAATTTCTTTTGGAATAAAATCATTAATCTTTGTTCTCGCTTGAACTTTTAGGTAAATATAGTCTTCAGATTTCTTTAAATCTATAAGTTCTACTGATTTAAATCTATCATCTTTCTGAAACATTTCTATAATATTTCTAAAAATATATTGATACCCTATAATATTTGCATTTGAACCTATTACAAAATTACTTAATCCATCTTCAGGAAATTCAGGAATTGATCCTTTAAAAGTTTCAAAAATAGTTGAAAATGTTTGCATTAAACTCTCCATCCCCCTCAATGTAACTACATCGCCATCAACTATCTCAAATTTCTTTTTGATATCCTTTCCATATAAATTTTCTTTAGTAAGAGTATCAACAATATTCTTCAAACTAAAATTTAATTTATTTGAAAGTTTTATGGTTAAAATATTCCCACCTGTTGATGTATATCTTTCTTCATTTAAATCATTATCAATCGCTATCTTAAACCATTCATTATCGTATAATTCATTGCCAGATTTCTTAGAAACTCTTTCAAGTGATTCATTCTGCTTCAATACATATTCTATACTTATTTCAGAACTATATCTATCAGCTCGTGAGCTACGCATCCATCTTGATAAATTAGCTGTAGTGTCTAATTTAACTTGAATATCAGAAAATTTATCATACAACTCCCAGTATTCAACATTATTGAATCTCTTTGAATAAAATTGTAGTAAACCTTCTATCTTATTTGCCTCTCTATTTAGCCTGTCAAATTCATTAAAAGAATGCTGAACAATATCAGCACCATTATAGTAATTGACTATATTAGGATAATCATTGATTGTGAAATTATAGAAATCTTGAAAAAATTTCCTAATATCATAACCTGTTACCTCTTTAAATTCTGAATATATCGTTAGGCTCATAGTATTGATCTTATTTCACTACCAACGATATTTGCTGCGTTTTGCATAGTACTTGACCCCAATAATTGTGAGGATGAATCTCTTCTTTTTTGTGAACCTAAATCATAAACATTTCCCAAAATAGTGAATGTGATACTGTAATTCCAAATCATATTTCTATCTTGAGTTTGAGATAACATTATACCTGTAGGGGTAGGGACTACAATATAGATTTCACCTAAAGCCATATTATACAATATTAACCTATATGGGTTACCTTTGCTATCTAATTCAGTACACCTACTAATTATTGATTGCATCAATTTAAATGCACCAAACCCAGTCTTTACACCGACCTCATATTCAGGAGTGTTAAATGATAACCCTCTAAAAGCATATCCTTCAACTGAATCTTTTTGAGGGTGTAACATTAATTTAAATCCACGACCAAAATCTCCACGAATAATTATCTCACTTGGTGCTTTAGAATTAGAACTGATCACAACTAAACTATTTGCAGCCTTTTTTACATTTACTCGAGTATGTTCAGTCTTCTGAATATGATTTGGCATAACCGGAAAAGATATAGAGTCTACAGTGTTACCGTCAGAATCTACCAATTCTAAAGCCATCAAATAGACTTCAAAATCATTTGGGTATAATGAAGCCAAAGTGCTTCGAGCTATATTCGAAGACAACCTATTAAATTTATTTGTCGCAGTTCTATCTAACACGCTAAATAATTTTTATAAATATAATAAAAATATATCTATTTTATAAATATGCGATCAGAATTAATATCCTGAAAATTCTCTTTTCTTGTTAATCCCATAGCAGTTTCCATTAATGCTTTTGCTGAAACTCCACTGTCAGCAATTATGGTAGTTACTGTTTGAAGGTACATATCAATAAAGGCATCTAAAGTCGCTTTCATTTTAATTAATTGAGATTGCAATTCATCACCTTTAACTACAGGACTTGATCCATCATCAAAAAATATTTTACCCTCCTTTGTGAATTTTATCTTATTTTTAAACTTATCTTCAATCAATATCCCCTCTTCAGTAAATTCTATCTTTGAATGAATATTTTTAACCCCCTTATTGACTTCAGATTTTATTAAATGAAGGCTTTTAATTACCTCTAATGAAGTGTTACCTTCTGAATATATATTTATATCACCCTGACAACTAACATTAAATTTAGAAGAATTATTCTTGGCTTTCAAGTCAATGTAAACATTACCTTGATTCTCAAAATTAGAATCTACACTCACAAATAACCCACCCTTAGGGTTCATTGAAATACTTACAACACCTGCATCTGACTTAACAACTCGCTTATGAATATTTTCATCTAATAATTGAGTTTCTCCTGGTCTACTTAAAACTCCTACAATAATAGGTATGTTATGAAATTTAGGAACGATAAATGATACTGCACTTCCTAATTTATCAGCTTCTTTAGGGAATGATAATTGACTTAGAAGATTCTTGGAAATATAACAATTTTGAACAATAGACCCACCATCATCTAATTGAATAGAAATTCTCTCCCTTCTATAACAAGTAGAAATATACTTACTTCTATCCAAGTCAAAAGGTATTACCACATAACCTATCCCTGTTGGGTGTAAAGAATTCTTAGTTTCCTGAGGCACTTTGTTTAAATTTATTAATGTTAAATTGTTTCCTTTTTAAGAAAAAATCAAATTGATCTTTATCAAGATTCCAAGTTAAATTAGTCTCTATAGTCTCAATGACTTTGTCAGTGTCCTGCTCTTTAACCTCTTCTTTTATTTCTTCATATTCTTCAATTTCTATAATTCGAGTTTGAGATTCTTTTCTGGCTATAGCTTTAGCCATTTCAACTTTATTAACTGAATTTAAATGAGTGTACCTGGACTTATTTAATTGTCTACAAACAAAAACTATATACTCTTCTGTGTTATTATTATCTGAAGATGGGGCATATTTATTTATAGCTTTCTCAATAGAATTAGTCTCCTCTCTACCGGAATATAATTCTAATTGACGAATCAATTCATTAAACCCTTTTTCTGGAGTTTCAAATCTTGCCCAATAAGTAGTCTCTGTTTTACTTGTTTCTTTATTAAAATAAATTGATTTGACTTCACCCCTCGTTGCACTTAATTGATTAGCATAAATAAGATTTCCTGGATTATTATTCCTATCTGCAGGAGAACCCTTAACCCCTATTTCTACACTATATTTACCTTTATTTACTGATTTATTGATAATAGTTTTCGGTGAACTAACAATTTTTTTAGAAGACTTTTTAGATAAATTAATTTTAAGAATATCAAAATATGAAAACTTAATAGGTAAACCTTTATTTGTACTTATAATAGAACCATCTTCATTAAATCCTACATGGCCAAAAATATAATCCTGAATCATACCACGGCTAACTTGAATATTAGTGGTTCTATCAACTCTGTTACTCCCGAAGTTTATCGAATTTGAAACTCCATCAACATAAAATATTTCATTCGTAGGCTTGATTCTAATAAATGTCCCCTTTCTTATTCTTCTGTCACCTTTAGCAATAGTTATAGTTCCACGTCGAGTAAAAGGTAGATAAAAATTAATATCAATTAAATACTTTAAGTCATTTAATATTGCTGTTCTAAAGCTATTATCGTCTTCTTTTTCACTTCCACTTATAGGTAAAGAAATATAATTGTTATTTATAACTAATCTTCTGTTACCGAATATTTTTGCTATTTCCTCAATATACAATATTGGAACCATTCCCCCAAATTGAATATTCTGGAATTGTCCCAACATTTCGTCTCTTGGTGTTATACTGTATGAAGTGTAATAAGTGTTATCCCATGCTAAATTATCATACCCTTGGATATCGCTAAGATCTAAATCTATAATCTCAAATAATTTAGTAGTTAATTCTTTTTCAGAATCTAACTTATCTTGTTCCATTGATGGATGATACTTAACCCCTTCAATAAAAGATCTTATAGCTCCTTTAGTAAATGGAGGTTGACGAACTATTAAATTAAATTCGTCTCCATAAGTATCTCCATAAAATTCAACAAATGGTTGTTGACAAACCTTGTTAAACTGATCCAAAATAGTCCCATCTACCCTGCCTAATGATTCATCTACAACTCTTCGTCTTTCTAAAATCTTATCATAAAATACCTTAATTATCTGCCAAATACCTTGAACTTCATTTGTGGTTACTTGACTTTGATCTGTACCAGTTATTCTATATGCTCTCGTTCTCCTATCTCTATAATTTTCAAATAAATCAACGTCGCCTGTTACTCCCAGATTTGATAATTGATTTACTATAAAACCTATAGTGTCATGTATAGATCTACGTCCTGTAGTTAACGTATACGGTGATGGGGTATTATTAGTCCCAGCAAAACTCCCAGTTACAAAGTTTCTTAAAAAGAATTTGTCTTCAGGGTTGTAATTTAATTTCACTATAGATAATTCACCCTCCAGATAATATAATGGAATCCAGTAACTCGCATCTTCAACAAGTAACTTCATTAAGTCTCTCCCACTAATAGACACTTCATAATTTTCTGCTGATAAATTTGATCTTTGTGAACAATTATCAACAAGGCCAATCATATCCCATACCCTTCCTGGTAATGAATCTTTACCAACTTCAAATTCAAAATTATTTAAAACTTTTTTATTGTCATTCTTGTCTTCTAACTGAAGTTTCTCAAATCGTATAAATACAATATCATTCATCTGAACATTACGGTGAATAAAATCTAAATTACTGACACCATTTTCATCAAGATTGAAATATTCTAAAATAGAATTATCCAAATCATAGGATAAACGATCAATATTTTTTATTGGATTTAGTGAAATAGAGAAAGTTCCAATATCAGTTTTACTCGTATAACATGAGATAACAAATGGTGATAAATTAATTATTTTATTTAAAGCTCTAACCCATACCCATATTTGAATATTCTGATTTATGAATTCAATATTATAGTCTAAACCTTGACCTAAACTTAATTTCTCAGAGCGAACATAACCATCACTTGTAGTTAATTGGTAAAGTTTTTTACTCCATAAATAATTGAAATTATCTTCTTGTTCTAAGAAAAGGTTCTTACCTGCAACAGAAATTAATTCATATTCAAAATTTACCTTAGGGATGAATAATACTGTACCTGTATTTAGAGGTAAATTACTAACTTCAAAACTTTCAAAGTATTCATTCGGTAGAGCTGAATTATTTAAAACAGAACTGTAAGTAGATCTATATATCTGCTTTTGGAGTTCATTGTAATTCTGATATATCTTTTCAATATTCTTTACTGAATTCTCATCACTAAATAATAGAAAATCTCTTACATTGGTCTTATTATCATTAAGAAATATCTTACTTTTCTTAAAGAAAATACCAACAGTATGTTCTGACGGTTCATTATGTGTATATAATAAATAGTTATTCATTCTCACCCCCAAGGTTTACTGTAAATAACATCACTTCTTCTTCTTACTTCTCCCCTAAACTCTTCTTCATCTTTATAATACTGATTAGTGGCTTTTACATGTTCTTCAAATTTTCCAATATATTCTGTCATTTTATCTTTAACACCACTCATCTCTATTAACATCTTAGAAAAGGCTCCTATCATTTCTTTTGAAGCATCTTCATATTTGCCAGATAGTTCTTCATTTCTTTCTTGTGTAGTTTTACCAGATGGTCTGTTAATTTGCTCAATATTAAAATCCCCTGACATTAATCTATTAACATCCTCAAATCCCATACCTAAAAGATTAGCCACGGCAAACCTTTGATATGATTCGCCACCGCCTAATCCAATACCTTTAACTTTTCCAATAAGATTCTTAATATATTCAGGGTCAGAGAGAGCGTGTTCCATTACACCAAAACGTTCCCATTGTGACATTTGAGGATACATTTCTTGTAAAACTTGAAGCTTCAAAGCCTCCATAATAGGATTAGATGACTGTGTTCCAGCTGCTGAGCCCAAAGAATTCATCATCCTACTAAGATTTATCCCTTCAGCACCATAACTTGAAGAAACTGACATCATAGTTTGTTGAAGACCTTCAGCATATAAAACACCACCTCTTTGTAGTATTTCATTTGATTTTTGAAGATAAATATCAAGTAATTCAGGAAGACGAATTAATGGGCGACTCATTTTATTCAAATAATCTTCTAAATTACCAACTGTTCCTAATGCTGGGGTCCCAGAATACCTTGAAATAGACATTAACTGATTTAATGCTTGATCACTTATACCCCTTGAAACTCCTGCACCTAATAACCCCCTAACTGAACCATCAACATTTTCATTTAATTCTCCACCATAGCTTCTCATCAATTCGGAGACCTTTTGAGCAACCTCTAAAGAAGACATACCTAATGAAGGTGAACGTAAAGAACCTACTTCAGTTTTTATCTGACTCATAGGTGTCTGTCTTGCTACAGCATAAGACAATAATCCTGTTTCGTACTGCCTCTGAGTATTTATAGCTATTCCTGCTAAGGCTGCAGCCACTCCTCCTACACCTAATATTGTTAATAATCCCGCAGCCACACCACTTAGATTACCAGTAGCTAACCCTGTTAATAATTGCCCGCTTGGGCCAGCAGAAAATTGTCTACCAGCATTTTCAGGAGCCTTTTGATCGTCCAGACCTAATTCTTTTCTGGTAAATACTCTACGTAAATTATCTAACTCATCTTCACTGTAATCTTCACGAGCAAAACGTTCAGCATTTTCTTTATCTGAACGAATCTCGTCTCTCGAAGTCATTCTGGTGACTTCAATTAATTCACGAAGTAATTTTACTTGAATATCTTCTTGCCTTGATTCAGCGTCAAGTTTTTTGATTTCTTCTCTATATCGAGTTAAATCTATCTTTTTTTCTTGAAGACTCTGACCAATAACATCAGATCGCATTTCACGATCAATCTTGTTACGTCTCTCAATTGCTGAAATTTGTTCCTCAATTAACCTTAAAGTTTCTTTTGAGGATTGTGTCTGAGATCGAGCGTAATTAACTAAATCAACAGCCATTCTTTGTGACTGTTCTCGCATCTTTGATTGATAATCTTGAACTTCTCGACTATCAACATTAAATCTTATAGTCTTATCAGCCATCTATACCAAATTCCTTATTAAATTGCTCAATTTCAGACTTAAATGAAGAATCTTTATCTTTTATCTTTAAAAAGTCTCCGATATTAGGGATGTACTCCTCTTTATTTTTTACTTCTTCAAAGAATTCGTCTTCTTTAATATCTATTAATTGATCTAAAAAAGAAGATTCCCTATGACCAGAACTATTAAACGCCAAGTGGTATTTTTTTCGCCAAACCCGATCAAAAGGGAATCTATAATTCCATTGTATTATGAATTGCCTTAACTCTTCACCATTCATTTGCTCTTAACCATTGGAGATACAAGTTTCATAATATCATTCCACCAGGGAATAAATTGTTTATCGTAAGCTTCTTTTATTACCATGTAATCTTCAACACCTAAATTTATAAAACTATCACATTTTAAATCTTTAAGTAATTGAGGGCACAGAACTGTCAAATACGCTTCGATATCAATCATATCCAATGAAGCATTAGCAGATACAGTATTTGTAGACATTAAACTTGAATACATACCCTTACTGATAACTTGTTTCAAAGATTCTATAGCTTGAAACTGTCCAACGGTTGGGAATTTAATAGAATAAGAATTCCCTAAGACTAATAATACGATTTCTCTATTCATTACAATTTATTTATTGATTATTCATTAAACCCTACAGGAGTAAGGTAGCGTCCATTACAGTTAGAAGAACTAATTCCACCTTCAGCTATTGTCCAGTTTTGGCTGTCAATAAAACAATCACGTAAAACAACAACTTCTTCACCTGTCTTATCTACCTCAGTTATCAATTTAGTGTTGTTATCAATTGCTCGAGCAATCTTTTTATAAACCGCAACGGAAATAGGTAGCTCACCAAGTGCTAACGTGTTCTTCAATTGTTCAATTCCCCCATAGCGATTAATTAGCTTCTTCATTACAGGAGTCTTAAAGCTTACAAAGAACTGATCAATACTAAAAGTATTATTTGCAGATACTGCTGGAACTTCAACGGAATATAAATTACCCAATCCTCTGATATCTTGTCGTTGAATATTTTCAGTAACATTAATATTCCTTATGAATCCAGCAACTTCACCTTCAATTATTACATGCGCTTTAGGTGCGCTAAATACTTTATTCATATCTTATTTTTTATTATTCTTTAAACAAAAATCCGGTATAGAAGATCTTCGTAATTTCGTTGTTAATAACGATACCATAAGTTACTCTATAGTAATCTTCAACCTTTGTTACTGTAACATTCCGGAATGAAAGAAGTAAATTATCTACATCAGAAGTAGCAACCCTTGATTGAAGATATGTCTCAGTCCAAGTCTTAAGTATTCCAGCAGATAATGTGTTAGCATTAACTCCATTTGGGTTACCTAATAAATCAATTTCGCTATTAACAATCAATTCACGATTAATCTGAGCAACAACCCTTTCAAATTGAATTGAGTGAGATTGACCTAAATTGTTAAATAAAGTTCTATTATCCTGAAGTGAGTTAACACCTTGAAGAATTTTAAATCCACCTCTGTATTGATCAGCTACTGTCATTAACACACCGGAATTCAAACCAATCTCTTGATCTCTCCTAATGACATTATGAACAAGACCAGATATACCAATTTGTTTATTTGTAATAGGTAACTGAGGAGGTAAGCCACAAACTTTACCTAATACAACAGCTGCATGATATATCGATGGCCAAATTCTAAAACCTAATCCATTAATAGTGCTTGAAGTCTTAACATTTCCATGAACAACAACAACTCTGTTTGAATTAAAGTACTTAGCAGTATCTATAGTTCCACCAACTGATTTAAAAGTAGATTCATTAGCTCCGGCTCCAATAAACATAGTTTTGATAAATTGAGTCCCAGAATCTTTAATGTGGGTGAAAATTTTAGTCACTAAAGCATTATTGTAATCAGAGCCATATTTATCACAAAGAATAAATTGATAATCTAAATCACTAATTGCTTCAAAAACTTTATCAAGATGGGTTGTACTATATGTTTCTGTACCACCTGTTGCTAAGACATAATTTGCAGCACCTGAAATATCTGCAGAATTAACTGACCCTGTTCCTGAAACTGCACTTGTTGGATCTAATTGAAAATAAGCATTAAATTGCTGACTTTGATTAGCCCAATTAATCAGTTCTTGAATATTATTAAACTCAGGAGATTGAATTACTAATTCAGCAACTGAATCTGCTTTAGTTATTTCACTATAAGCAACTCCATCTGTATGGTCCCCAGTCCAAGTCCCTCTCCAAATTTTAAAGATAAATTTGGTGTTGTCTATAACTCCAGTTTCAATAGTGTAAGCAAATCCCTTATCTAAATGTTGAGAAGTTAAAACTCCATTTCCAACTACACCTTCATCTAAACAATTAACCTTAAATGTTCCTCCATCTACACCACCACCAGTAGCTACAAATGTCATACTTGCTGGAGTAGTCTCAGCAGCTTTAACATGATATACTCTTGAAACTCCATTATCACTTTGATAGGGAAAGAATAAAGCTTCAGCAAGTTTCCAAAACATTCCACCCTTTAAGAAATCTTTATACTGTTCAATTGTGTCAAATTGGTATACAGCATCTTTACCTGTCTTCAGTGTACCTGAAACCCCAGATCCCCCACCCCAATTAGTACCTAATCCAGTATCTATGATCAAAATACGACCATAATCTAAATTAGCAGGAGCATTCTGCTCACCTGAGGTTATCGAGGCATAAGCACCAGGAAGAATACGTTCTCTTCCGTTAAAATATACTCTTGTTGCCATTTATATTCTTTTCTTTATTTATTCGATAATTTTTATAAAAATATAAAAAATATTTTACAATAAAATTGTTAATCTGTCATTCCTAAAAAAATTTAACCAAGTATCATAAGAATAAACTTCATCCTTATATTTATACTGGACGTATTGTCTGTTATTACCCGTTAATCTCAATTCATTACAAATCTCATTAACAGTATATTTCTTTTCTTCTTTATCTACTTTTTTAGCCATTGTTTAGTAATTGATGTTCAAACAATATTTTTTGAATTATAGAATTGGTTACGATTTCAGGGTAAATTTTATCATAAGTTACATTCAAATTTATTGCTTTAATAAACACATTAGGGGACAGATTATCATTAAACATTAACTCACGAACACTTACCTGATTTAAATCAAATGGTAATACTGATGATAACATATCTTGCCCACCCATTAATAAAGCCATAATCACTTCTTCAATTATCAAAACTTCATGCCTGTTAGCTGAAGTTATAAGTAATTCATATTGGCTACTAAAACTACGACGAACTGAATAGGTATAAGTGTTTGGTAATATTGGTTCATCTTCTTCATCAAATCGTTGATCATTTAAAAATAATTGTTCACCTATAAAACCAATACCATCAGACTGACCTTTCATTTTAGCAGGTTCACGAACATGAATAGTTGGCAATGTTGCTCTATCTCTGTCAAATAATAATCTAATTTCAAGTACTCTACTATCTGTAACAGGTCGAGTAAATAATTCTATAGCAGTTTGAAGATAATTAACTTTCTCAATAAAATCATCCTCATCAAAACAACGATACAAAAATGACTCATTAACGAATCCTTCCTGTAATTTAGATTGGTAGTCTACCTTTACAAAAGACACCAAACTTTCAATCAATTTTTTTACTTTAATTATCCCTATCTGAGCCATTATGGATTGAAAAATTGTTTCATCGATATATCTACTACTTCACTTAAATCCATATCATTTAAAGCCTGTTCCATAAATCTTTTAGCTTTAAACCCAGGGTGAATAAATGCACCAGGATCTGAATTTTCAGACACTCTACGAAAACTCATATATTGCCCTCTCTTTTCATTAGTGGTTGAAGAAGCTTCTACTCTTTTTAATCCATGAAACACGTTATACTTGTGTTCATATCCAGATGTTGGATTTGACCCTTTACCCCTAAACTCTGCTGGGATATCAGCTTCAGTAATTGGCTTTGTTGCCACCTTAACTAACTGTTGAATAGGTTTGGGCATCTGATTTGAAAATACTGACGACTCTGCTACAGCCTCTGATGTTGCCCAACGAAAAGGAATTGTTAAATACCATTTATCAGTTCCTTTATTCTTAGCCTTATCTGAGTTCTTAAAACCAATCTTTTCATCAAATGATGGCCATCCATCTTCTATCATTAAAGCTAATTTCGATTCACGAGGAGTCAAACCTATTATTACTGAATTCTCATCAGGGTATTCAACAAACATTGCCTTCTGATACTCCTGACGAGTTCCATGTAAACCTTTATTAACTAAATCATTCCATTTCATCATATACTCATCAGTGATACGGTCTAATACGTATCGCTTCAAATCTTCAGCCTGTTCTTGAGCAAGCTGATTTGATTCTACTACGTCACTAATGTCTATGATGATAGGTGGGAACATATTATTATGATTTTTTCTTTAATATTTTTTCTTTAGAATTAAGATAATTCCTAATTTGACCAATATAATCAAGTGTAAATTTACCCTCATCAACCTTTAAAATTATTCCATCTTTCTTATTACCAAATTCTATATAATTACCAGGTTCTTTTTTTAACCTAACTTCAACTTGCCCTTTCAATTCTTTCTCCTTAACATTCAAATAATTTTTAAATTGATTTATATAATCTAATGTTAATTTACTTTCATCAATTTTAAAAAACCCTTTATCATTTTTATTACCAAATTCTATATAATTATCACTATTTTCTCCACCCACCTCATTCATAAACTTCTTTACCTTCTCCTCACCATGACTCAATATTCTGTCAATTAATGCTGATTCACTTTCACCATCGTCATCAGGTTCTCCAAAATGTTCAGCAACTTTCTCATAAAAATTTTCTTTATCAATGAGTTCTGAAAGTTTATTTTCAAGATCTTTGTTTTTTATAGATTTCACAGGTTCAAGGTTATAACTACTTGTAATATCACTTCTTTTTCTTTCAGAAGCTATCAAGTTATCATTAATATCATATGCCCCATAAGTCCCGTCTCCTTTCATTGCAATATACATATGTTCCCCTGTATCTTTATCAATATAAACGTCTACACCTTTATTATATAATTTTTCAATTTTATTTTCAAGATCTATCTCACTCTCATCATATTCTTTGTCAGATAATTTAGAGGCTTGCTTTGAATGAAAAGCATAACCTATTTGCTCACCTGCCTTTGAAGAAAGTTCATCTGTCTTTTTTGAATGCTGTTCTTTAGTCATACCCTTGTCACTCACCTCAACCCACTTCCCATTGGCTTGTTTCTTCATCTTCTTACCCTGCCAAACACGAATCTCGCCAATCTGAGCAGCTTTACCTTTCTCAATATCGTTACTGAATGACTTCATCAAATCCAGTTCACCCTTAGAGAGGGATTTCTTGATTTCTTCACCTGATTGGCCAGTGGCAGCCATTACTCGGATCTTTTCAATTAATTGAGCTTTTTTAATATCTTCAAATATAACCATATGTATTTAATTTCGACGTTATAAATATATAAAATATATTTCAATTAAAATAATTTAAAGTGAATTATCTATTAAATTATTGCCTAAATAATTAGATGGTTCACCTAATACGATATGGCTTTTACGAGCAACCCCTTGAACGGGAAGTATAATTTCTTCAAATTGACCTTTATTGTTAGTTATAAATGATGCTCGAATATCGTGTGGAATATCAACAACCACGTAACTGGGGTTGTATTCATAATCTACGCTTATCACATCATTAAAATTTACCGGAAGGTTGACTGAATCTTTAATTTTTATAACGAAATTATTATTCTGGACAACTTCAAAATCATCAGGTGTTATATTTATTAACTTATTGGTATCACCATTAAAAATAAAAATAAAGTTAACCTTTTTTACTTTATAACTGCAAAAAATAAATCTATCGCCTTCATTCTCTAATAATGGACGAACCTCTGACATAACAGAAGTACGATCCTTTAAAGTTATTTTGTCTAAAAATGATAATCTCTCAATGTCACGAACTGTTACATTTACAGTGCCAATTAATTCTGGAGACCATTGCTGATATTTTGTTGTAGCATTTAAACTTGTTAAAATAGCTTTAGTTTCTTTGGGATTGATAAATATCCATCCGTAACCCATACAATTTTGACAAGTTGGCCGAGCTTCACCAGATTTACCTCTACATGGACATGCTATAGATTGTTCAAGAATGATATTATAACCTTTTTGAAAAATTGCTGCATCAAAATCATTCTTACGAAACAATTTATTATCTGGTTGCCCAAGAAACGATGGAGGTGTTGCTCTTTTAATGTTTGAAGTCATAATGCAGTTCTATTTATTTTTAAAAGAGCCTTAGAAATATTAAGTCTTCTTTCTTCTGTAAAAATCATACCTTTCCTACTTTCAGACATTTTTCTTTTTGTTTCTTCAGATAACTTCTTTCCCTTTTTTAATTCAGATAATCTATCTTTCACATCTTGACTTCTTTTTTTACCAGTATTAGCTAAAATTCTTTTATTTATCGATTCATTTGATTGCTTCATCCCTTTTCTGGCTATTGACATTTTTTGCCTGATTTCTTCTGAGACCACTCTCCCTTTTAATTTCTCAGATATTTTCTCTTTTGCTTCATCTGTATGTTTTGCACCCTTTCTGGGAGAAGGTTTTCCCATTTTAGCTTCTGATAATTTTCTTCGATGTTCTTCTGTAAGTTTTTCATATCTTCTATTAGTAACTTTTCCTTTTTTACTTTCAGAAATTTTCTTCTTAAATTCTTCAGTCATAGGAATTCCTTTATTCCAAGCAATAGTCTTAAATCCTTTTATTCCATATCGCCCACCAGCTACTAAATTATAACCAATTTCTGGATTCATTGAGTCTAATTCTTTAATCCAAAAAATCTCTCTTTCATTAAGTTCTTCAGTAGATTTACAAATTTCTATTAACTCTTTTTTAAAATTATCTTCTCCATATTTACTTTTAGCTTTACCCAATTTAATACCAGAACCCATATATAAATCTTTTTCATAAGGTACGTATGTACTTCTTTGACCAATATAAATCTTATTATTTATAAGATTTGTTATTTTATATATATAAAGTAATTTTTCCATCACAAACTAGTAAATACTATTCCCTTATAGAACGTCTTAAGTCGTTTCATATAATTATCAATGTCTTTATAGTAACCTGTTATTCTTGCACCATATCCTGCGTTGGTTGCAGAAGATGTGGAGCTTACTGATTGACTTAATCCATCTATCCCTAATGAAATACTGGCAATTCCTGCACCAAGTATTAGGTCTCCTGCAATATGAAAGAGCCTTATAGCAGCAAACTTACCAACAACATCCATTAGATCAAATGGCATATTCTTAGCCGAATAACCAGTTACATACTGAACATCAAAATAATTAGGTAAATCGTTAAAAGAAGTCAATCCATAATATGCCGTTATGCCTGTCAAAAGAACTGATCCAGATGATTGAGCATTTATGGATCCAGTTGGTATAATATGAATTTGTTT